CGTCCATGACTTTTCCGTTCGCGTCAATCAACTCTCCTTCGCTGTTGACAGCCGCTCCGTATGCACTCGCGTTGGCGTCAAGGAAAATGCGACCTTTGTCGCTAAACACGCTGTTCTCACGCGCTTGCTTGACAGGCTCCATAAGAGCCTTCGCAATGGCTTTCTTGATTGCTTCTTTCATGTCATCACTCATTTTGTGTTTGGAATTGTTGTTGTTGCGGGAATGCGTTGGGGTCATTCATTGAATAGCCCTGCTGGTCCAATCCTTGCTCAATATGAGGCATGTTGGATTGCATGTATTCCTCCATTTTTCGCTCATGACACAATTTGCATCTCATTTCGTTAGGGTAAAAATGGCCTACATCAAGACTCCGAAGACCGCTACCGCATGGACACTCCCTCGCGCCGTAATTGACAGGTCGCTGGTTCTGCTGACCTTCAAGTTGAATGCGTTGCAACAGGTTCAACTTTTTTTCCTCTTTCAACAATCTCCATGCATGATTCATCGGATTCATATTATCACAACACCGTCATCACTTCTGTGTAGCGCGGTAGGGCTTCAGCCACTTGCGCTTTGAACAACTGATACTTACTACCCAAGTCTACATTCTGCGTTCCTTCGGGCAACAACACGCTACGGTCATCGGACAGAATCAAATCCATCGCGACCAACTTCGTGCAGATGTCCTCAATGGCTTTCTCCACATACCGCTCTCCGTAGACATAGGACACCTTGACGGCGTTCCATGAGAAGTAAGGGTAGGAGTTGTTGAAGTAAATCACACCCATGTCGTAGTCAGCCCACCAATCGCGAAGACGAGCCTCGTCGCCTGTGGTCGTGCCTACATAGTCAATTTTGAACTTCTTTTGGTTCAGCGTTGCATCGGCAACTGCCGCCGCGCTGATGTCGCCTACGAGGTCAGTCACGCCGTTGAGCGTTGTGCCGCTGATGCTGGTGTAGTAACCGTAAGTGCTTCCTATGTTGATGATACCGTAGGGAGCCAATCCCGACACGCTATTGACGACGATGGTGGTTGCGGTGGATGACACCACTTTCACATCGGTGCTGGTCGCGCCGGTAAAGGTGATGCCGTCGGAGGTGCATGCATAGGTGGCGTTCTCGCCAGCCTCGCCACGACGCATAGAGGTGATTTTGAGTTGACCGCCACCGTAGTCAGCGTTCGCAGAAGCCATGAACTCGTGATGCACATTTGCGGTGGTTGCGCCGTCAGTCTCGGTGATGTCTTCAAACTCAAACGACGGGCTAAACAGCGTGGCTGATTTACCTTTGCGCGCATCCTTATTGATGAGGTCAGCGAGTTGTTGAGCGGTGCTGACATTATCAAACTGCGCGCGAAACTTAGATGTCCCATCCCCAACCGTAAGCGTCGCGACGCCGCCACCACCGGGGCATAGAAACACTTTGTCGGTGTCAGCCGTCAGTTGCGTGAAGTCATCCACCTTGAGGCGGATTTCAGCCGCGGCAATCTCGCGATAGTCAGCACCCTGCCAAATCTCAAGTCGCAACACTTGCTGGACATTGCGGAAGTAGAGTGGGACAGAACCCACATAGTCGGTGTAGTAGCGACGACGGTAGGGCTTGTAGGTGTCAAAGTTGAGGTATTCAGCCGTCTGCAACATAGGTCGCCATGCGTTGTTCGTGAGGTTGTCAATTTTGTCTTGGGTGCGGAGGATGAGTGTTTCAACCTGCGCTTTCGTGACCCCTTTGCGTTTGCCGTTCGTGAACGATTGAAGGTTTTGGACCTGCGCGTTATCAGCCGTCGTGTAGTCTCCTGTTAAAGCATCAGCAAACGAAAGACGAACATTGCCGGAAGCGCGAGCAACGCTTGTAATAGTTCGCTCTTCACCCATTTCGGTATCGCTGGTAATTTCAATCGTATCACCTACTTCAAAGCCAACCAATCGGTAGTCTGCGGGGGAAATGTCAACATGGGTAGAGCCGTCTTCTGCGGCCAAGTAAACAGGGTCGGGGAATGGGATTTGAAGAATGTCAGCAACCTTTTGTGCGGATGTGTAGTAAAGCCTGTCGGGGAAGAGAGGACGACCTTCGCGCTCACCTGTTTGGAATACGGTCGGCATCACTCATCCTCCATTCTCGCGCGATATTCAAGGAACCTGTTTTTCAAGTTTTTCGGCATTTTAGGTAGTCTTCCGTGTTCTTGGTGGAAAGCGTGTATGTCGGGGAATAGGTGGTCAACTCTACCACCGCGTGAGTCTTTGCGAGCGCGACGGAGTTTTTGTTCAAACTCTTCTTGCGCTCGTCGTCGCGCTAATTGGAGGTCGTATTGTTGAACGCGAGGTGTTTCTTTTGGAGCCTGTGCTTGAGCCTGTTGACGGACGCGCTCTTCTTCTGCTTGCATTGCACGCATCTGTGCGGCGGCTTCATGAAAACCTTGAGCCTCCATTTCTTCGGGCGTCATTTTGAGCAAACGCCAAGCCATATCCATTGGATTTTCGCTTCTTTGAAAAATGCCCTTGAATGGTATGTTCTTGAAAGTGGGTGTTCCTCTACGACCCGTTGCTCCTTCAAAAGAAAAATCAGTCGCTTGAGTCGCGGAATCGTCATCAGTCATGAAACGACGACCTTCTCCTGTTGCAGTCATGTTCATGCTTCCCCCACTCCCTACATCTCCTACCGCTTGAAAATCAACTTGGTTCGGCATTTCGGGAAGGTATTGCTTTTCGCCTCCCATGTAATGTTCGGTAGCCTCATCAAAAGCCGCTGAACCGGGATGGTGTTCAAGGCCACAATTCACGCACGCTGTTTTTCCATTTCCACTCGCGACGGTTCCGCCGCAATCCGAGCAGGTGTGAGGTTCCGCCGCTAAACCTGCTTTTCCTCGTGCTAACGCAACAGGAACGCGTTTGTCTCCAATGATTTTAATTTGCGCTGTATCAGCGTGTCTACTTCCCGTCATGGGTTTGATACGAGTGTCGTCATTATCGTCTCCATCAATATCACCGCTCAACCTCACCATCAAATCACCTCTTCGGTTTTTGCAAGGTTGTAGTGCATTGGTTTCTTACACGCGCCGCATCGCTCAAGGTAGCAAAAGTGGAGCATGCCGCAGAAGCGGCAACGCGTGCCGGAACCGATGTTCACGATGTCTCGGATGTTGCGCGTCTTCATGTTTTGACGCTTGACAACACCCTTCAACTTGTCGCGCTCATCGGTCTTAACCATTGACTCTTCGGCCTTACGCCAGCCTTGTTTCTCAAGGCGTTGCAGTTCGCTCAAGTCCATGTCGCTCACCTCACGAGGTGACGACTACGACATAGAGGTTGCCCTGCATGGTGTAAGAGGTGATACCCTCAACCGTCTTCCCGCTGGTGTAGTCGTCAAGGACCTTCTGCACGCCACCGGCCACACTCGCGCCTGTCTCGCACCCTTCGTTGGGTGTGAACTCAAACACTTTTGTGTCGGACAAGGTGAATCACCTCATCGCTTGCCGAAGACCATCAAACGACCGCCGCTTGCACCGGGGTTCGCGAAGCGAACAAGGGTCGCGGAAGTGGTGTCAATACCAGCCGTCAAAGGTGAGCCGCCGGGAGTCGCGGTGTTCGCCACAGCCGTGACCATGAGGACTTCGGAAAGGAAGTCGCTCAATTCAACGGAAGTGTCGCCGCTCGCGACGGTTCCGGTAATCACAATCAAGTCGCCCAAAGTGTGGGGTCTGTTATCGCTTACAAATGCCATATCATTCATCTCCTGTTGGTTCTGCTTCTTCTGCCTCGTTCATAGAGTCTTCGGTGGGGTTAAGGTGCGCGTCAATTGCCGCGAGCAACTTTTTCTTGGTGGACAGGGAAGAGGATTCAATCCCCTCTTCTTCCATCCACGCGAGAATGTCGCCTTTCGTCCATCCCATGTCGGGGATGCCGTCGTTGCCTGTGTCCACGGTCGCGGCTTCGTAAGCGAAGCCTTCAATGAGAAACTCTTTGTTGTTCTCAAAGGATGACCTGTAAGACTCAAGCCACTCCGCGCTAACTTCACGCGCTTGTCCCCAACTCCACCAACCCAAAGAACCCATGTTCGCGCCAGCGCGTCGTGGTCCTCGGTAGGTAATCGTAGGCAAGAAGAACACCTCAAACCACGATGAGAAGCAGTTCAGCACCCGTCGTATCGTTGGTTGTGCCGTCGCTGGTCAGTTCAATATCAAAGGTCAACTCAAGCGCGTTGGTCTTGCTCACACCAAGAGAAGCGGTCGCGTCAACCTGCGATGTGTAAACACCAAGAATGGTTGTGATACCTGCGCCACCTGCGTCTTGCGTTGGGTCGTTGGAGAGCGATAGCGTGTCGCCTTCTGCAAGAGCAGAACTCATCGTAAGACCAATCAATCGCGGGCTTTGAGACGAGTTCGTGCCGTCAGCCTGTCGTGGCTCAAAAGGCGTAAGAGTTCCGGGGTAAGTCCCGGCTCCACCTGCCAGCCATGTCGTGCTGTCGTTGTTGCTCGCACCTGCTTGCAATTCAATGTCAAAGTTCACGGTAGTCGTAGCCGTTCCGCTACACACATATCGGATTCCTCGGTTATCTTTCGTTGTTGCCATTTTTCATCATCTCCTTCATTGTAGGTTGCGAATGCTCCCGCTTGCGCCAAAGAACGAACACCAAAGTTCGCCCATCGTTCGGTAAAGCCCCTCTTGTCCAAGACGGTTAATCGCGAATGGGTCGCCCGTTTCAATACCGCTTTCGTAGTATTGCGTTGGGATTGCAGTTTGGAACCACAGGTAGTCCGTGTCCAAGTAGTAGATGCGCGACAGAGAACCGCTGGCGGTTGCCGTGTCATCGGGCATGTCCTTCGTTGGAATCATAGGCACGCCGTTGTAGGTCGCGACAATGAATCCAGCCTCAAGACCCGGCACACCCTTCACGCCGTTGTAGGAAGGGGTAACGCGCTTGGAGTCCATGAAGCGTTGTTGGGATTGGAGCAATTGCTGAACGCGCATCAAAGTGTCGTAGCCCGTCAGCATGACCTTCGGGTTACCACCACGGGTCCAAAGTTGCTGGAACAATCCGTCCATTTGGTTGAGGGACAAGTTGCGGTTGGTTGCGGCGGTTGAAGCGTCGCCACCAACATCCACTTCCGCGCTGTGGAAAGCGGCGGAACCATCGCGAGTGATGGAATACATGTCGTGGTCGGTCAAAGCGTCAACACCTGCTTGGGTGGTGGTCATCACGGCAGGGTCAGAGGTGATTCGGTCAAGCGATTCAAAGTCGTTGCCTGCGGTGGTGGTGACATCCTGCAAGAGCATTCGGTTGATGTGTTCAGCGTGGTGCTTACCCATCTCTTCCTTCAACACTTGGCGCACATCG